TGGAACTGGAGTTGGGTCCGCTATTGTTGCTTGCGCAGCTGGCCAACAACAAAGCAAAAGGTACTGGAGCTAACCATCTTAATAGTTTTGTATTCATAAAACTATTTAGCGAATGTAAAGAAAAAACCAATATATTATAAAATATATAAAGTTTTTATTTTGTAAATATATCCTTTAAAACGCTTAAAAAGTCAATCCCTGTGTCTCCGCTGCTTTCAATCAAGCGGTCTTCTTCGGTCTGTTTAATGGGCTTGCTACACTCAGTGTTGTGTTTGCCCGTTTGTTTCACATCATTATGTATCTCACAACGATGCTAAAAATCAATAAAAAATGAATTTTTTTATATTTTTTTATCGAAACATGCTGTTTCGGCTTCGTTTGCCCTCTACACGTCTGGTATCATAGTTGTGGCACCTGCTTGGATTCAATCCCAGTGCCCGCATTACGCTTTTCCAACCATCTCCATGACCATCGTCTCCGAATACTTTGTAAGCAATCAAATGAGCCACTTCATGAGGAATGGTATCATTTATAAAGTCCTCAATATTCTCTTTGCAAAGCTGTTCATTCAGCTGAATACGCCATTGTCCCAACCATGCTTTTCCTGCGGTGGTACCACACACCACCCATTCAATTCGTGGAAAATCGAACTCAGCACCATACTCCTCGTTCAGCTCTTCCAGCACCATCCACACCTTTCGGGTGGCTCGCTCTTTCATCTCTGTAACATCAAGCATCTGGTTTGGTTCCCCACTCTGGATTCCAATCACCATCCAGCTTCTTGGGATCTTCAATATATCTCATCAATTTAATGGTGTTGTACATCTTTTCCATATCATTGATAAAATGATTGACGCTGTCAATGGTTTCTTTGTCAAACTCTGAGAGCAGTTGCTTTTCGAATGTTTTGCTTAATCTATTTTTCATGTTGCTAGCTTGCTCAATTATTTCACAAATGTCAATATTAAAATAGCGAGTATGGGAATCGAACCCATGTAACAGGAATGAAAGTCCTGTGTCCTAACCCCTAGACGAACTCGCCATAAGATTGGGCAGAAGTGGATTCGAACCACTGAAGGCGAATGCCAGCAGATTTACAGTCTGCCCCGTTTGGCCACTTCGGTATCTGCCCAAAAAAGCCTATTCCCCATCGTCCGTTTATTTAACAAAAAATCAACCATGTTGCAAGAAAATAATATGGGCAAAGAGGGATTTGAACCCCCAACCAAGGCATTATGAGTGCCCTGCTCTAACCGTTGAGCTATTTGCCCAAATACCTCTGATTGGATTCGAACCAATATTGCGCCCTAATCTAGAGCTTCACGAATATAAATCGTGGGTCTTAACCAGTTAGACGACAGAGGCAAAGCTCTATGTCGTCTCGCCTATTCGCTTAATCTTAGCAAACGGATTCCACTTGTAATCACCCCACATCTTCATCTTTAATTGTTGTTTGGCTTGCTTGAATGCTTTGGGCTTCATCTTCTTTGATCGCATTCGGGCTTCTTCGATAATACATTCTTCCTGCACTTTTCCACCAAACTTTTTAAGACAACGGGCAAATGATTCACCACTTTGTCTTTCCCTTTCAGTCACTTTCATGTTTACTCGATCTACCATATTCTTAACCTTATATACCTTTCTAAGATGATTGTCAATTATTTTCTAAAATCAAACTCATATTGTTCAGCCATGTATCTGCCCCGCATCTTTTCATTCAACAATGCTTGTTCAGCTTCCAACATATTTACTGTCAGTTTTTCTTGCCACAAATCATCGTTACCATGCATGATCAGTTCCCTATAGTCTTTTAGTATTTGTTCCAATACTTCAGTTGCTCTTTTCATGCAGTCTCCTTTTCTGTTGTATAACTGTCCTCATAATCGAACGCTTCATTTGCATCTTGAGGATGATTTCGCAAATAGTCAATCCTTTTCTGTGCCATGTTTAGCAGTTCGTCTACCGGTATATTATCAAAAGTTCCGATAGGTGTCTCCATTTCAAACCACATTCTTGCAACATAATTAACCACCATCATTTGGTTTCCTTTCTATACTTGGTTATGAAGTCGTGAGCAGCCATCATGCTTTCATCAAAGTGTCGGGTGCGATATTCGTGAGGAGTATCCTCGTCAGCTTGGCTCATCAGTTCTGCAAGTATGCCCACACCTTCGTTTAATAACTTTTTATATTTTATATCTTCTTTCATTTGTCCTCCTATATGGAAGGTGGGGGATTAAACCCCACCCTCCATTTGAGCACCACCTGCTTCACCAACATCATCTCCACCTTCTTCACCCTCACCTGCACCTTCCTCATTGGCTTGGGTAAGACTGGCTTTGCCAGCATCGGTAAGTTTGTAGACTGCTTCTTCTCCCCGACCTTCCTTCATCACCTTGCCCTCTCGGATGAGTTGGCGAATGATGAGATAACCCCGCTGAACATTTCCATCTACAGCATTGGTTACATCGGTTTGAGTCATTGGCTCGGCAAGCGATAGAACCTTTTTCAAATCTTCTTGCCAACGCACTTTGCGAGGGTCAATCGGATTAGGTGCAGTTCCATCATTGATACGGACTGCATTATCCAAATCGAATCCGTTGTGTCCAAGACGCAATTCCACATTGTAGAGTTTGCCATAACGATTCTTGGTGCTGTAGATTACCCGAACATCCTCATCAGTTACACCCGAACGCATCATAAAGTTTGCGTCCACAGCGTGAGGAATCAGAGTCGAACCCCGATAGTTGTTGCTCTTTGTGACGTGAAGCACGATACCAAGAACACACTCGGTTTTCTTGCTGGTTTTGATTAGTTCGTGGAGACAATAGCTTTCTTTCTCCCTCGCATTCATCTTGCGAGCAGTTGAGAGACATTGAAAACTATCCACCACCAATACATCCACTTGGCTCATCAGTTCGCAAACCTTGTCTACATCAGTTTGAATAGCGATGTTCACATCTTTCAAACCAAGACGACGACAAGTATATGCCAACATCTCACGGCTTTCTTCGCCAGAGATATAAGCAGTTTTGATTCCTACCTTCGTCATACAATTAAGCATTTGAAGTAGGAAGGTTGTCTTGCCAAGACCAGCACCAGCCGCGAGTGTAAAAACTGTAGATGGTAGCAAACCTTCGCCACCAAATACTTTGTCCAACATCTCGTTTCCAGTTTTTAATCTTCGGTTAAATAGATCGGGAATAGCAATCTCGCTAACCTTGGTAAGATTGGTTTCGTCGTGCGAGAGGTTCATCACCGCCCCGCTGTTAGGTGTCGTTGTTGTAGTTGTGTTGCTCATAGGTTGCATAGTGACAGATTTTGAAAATAATACAAGAAAATAATCTTATATATTATGGGGGTTGGTTAGTTATTAAAACCTCTAATAACCATTATTAGCTCACCTTATGCATGAAGATTGGGGTATAATCTCCCACATATGCACCTTCGGTGTTGTAGCTGAAAAACTCTTCAGCTTCATCAGGACTCATATCCTTCTCCAAAATCCTTATGCATTTGGCTCGGTCATAGATGGCCACATTCTTTCCACCGAATGCACTTCCAATTCCAATGAATGCCCCATCAAAATTATCTGCCAATAGTATCTTGTTTGCTTCATCTGGATAATACTCCTCGATAAATTCGCTGATCATTTTACGATTGGGGTTATTCTTTTTTATTCTTTTCATATTACTCCTTTGCTTTCTTTTTTGTTTTGTCTTTTTTGCCAGTTATCAAATATTGTTTGATGTATTGGCCATTGAGGTTTTGTATGTTTACTTCACTATACTTCCTGCGATAAACAGTATCTGCAAGAAGAATAGGATCTTTACAATAATAAGCATCTCCATTTCTGTTGAATACTCGCCAAAGACCTTGGCCAATATTGACCAGATTCTTCAGCTTGCTTCTGAGCTTGCTTGTCATTCTCACTTGGTTACTCTCCTTTGGTTCTGTTTCATCAGACATAACCATATTCTTTTCTTTCTTGCAAGTCTTTTTTTGCAAAATCTTCTTTCGTGCCATTTGTTTTATTTAGAAAGAAAAACTTTATATATTTTATATTTTTTGCCAAAACATGTCCTGAAAGGGATAAATCTGGGCCCGGAGGTCAT